TCTGCGTCAGCGTTTGCCGGCTTTCGTTGTTTCTGATGAAAAGGCTGTGAACTGTCACCACAACTATATTGCTAAGGAGAACCACTTTGGCAAGAATGTGTGGGTGACCCGTAAGGGTGCGGTTCGGGCTCGTAAGGACGATCTGGGTATCATCCCGGGATCAATGGGTACGGGTTCGTTCATCGTTCGTGGTCTTGGTAATCAGGATTCGTTTTGTTCGTGTTCTCATGGTGCTGGTCGTCGTATGTCCCGCAATGCGGCTCGTAAGGCTATCACGCTAGAGGATCATATCAAGGCGACCGAAGGTATTGAGTGCCGTAAGGATGCTGATGTAATCGACGAAAGCCCGGCTGCTTATAAGGACATTGGTGCGGTCATGGCTGCACAGGATGATCTTGTGGAAATCGTGCATCGTCTCCGTCAGGTTCTAAACGTAAAGGGATAAAAGATGAAACTGTCACCTAAACAAATTGAGTATGTCAATAAGGAAAAAGAAATCCTTATTCGCCTTATTGCAGCAAAAGAAAAGAGTGAAGCATATGCTGGCATTTGGGGTGATCGTCAAAAACTACAAATGATCCAACTCATTATCGATTTACACAATCTGGAGATAGGAAAGAAAGATGAAACGCAAACCGAACCCCGTGGCGAAGGCGCTGCGGAGCCCTCAATGTAGACAAAAGGTGATTGTAGACAAAAAGACCGTTTACAATCGCAAAAGACTACCAAAGCTGTAGACTATTGGTGCGACGGGTGCGACAACCTGTCGCATCGTTTACAATCAGATTTCCCTTGCGGTATTCCTGGAACCTGGTATAATACTACCATGATGAAAGGAAGATCCATGAGAAACGCAGTCCTCTATCAATTAAATATGCTGGCCGCATATATCACCGTTGAAGCCCCCGTCCCGTTCTTTATCAAGTCTTATACTCTTACAATTCAGACGAATGTAAACGAGTATTTTGAATATGACTGGGCCAACGCCTAATTTTGAAAGGATTGTAAACATGACAAATATCGCTCTCCGTGCCTTCTCTATCGGTTCGAACCAGCTTGAAGTGCAGCATGGTGAAAACCGGTTCTTAATCTCATATAAAACGCCCGTGGCAGTCTATATTAAAAATGCGGGCTACTATCGCACCACGACCAAGTTTTCCCGTACCACTTCTAAGCATATTAATAAGTGGCTTGATGGTGCGAGTGCTGGTGACATTCCCCAAAACGTTCTTGAAGATATGATGGGCTGGAATGTATAAGGAGGTTATATGAATAGACAAAAGATTATCTCTGGCGATTTTAAATATGTCACCCGTGTTACTCGCAATTTTGTAGCACTCGGTTGGCGTATCATCAAAAGCAAAAAGTGGTCTGATGGCAAATATACCTACGTGATGGAGTTTCAGGATGTCTAAAATGTCTGAACTTTATACAGATGCTGAACGGCTGGTATTTGATGCTATGGGCGAGCCTGGCGTCATGACCGATAATGATGTTTTAAACTATGTTAATGAGCGCCTACCAATTACGGTCGATCTGGCTTTTGTTGAGTCGGTTCTGGATCGTTTTTATGGCGGGGATGAGTGGGCGTCGGACTATGAAATGTCCCCGACCGTCCACTAAATGTCAACAAGGAGAATGTCAACACTCTACCAACTCTATAGACTTTGGGTGCGTCATCATGTCGCACCCTTTAGGCCAAAATAACCCTTGCGGAAGGGTTCTAGGCGTGGTATAATATCCTTATAGAATGAAAGAAAGGTGGTTCAAATGGGTATCAATGCAGACAAATATCGTAACCGTTATATCAAGCGTGCCGCTCGGGTGCTTCCCGCTATCCAGCCTGGCGTGCCGTTCACTCCCGAGACTATCGACCAGATTGTCGGTGGTGAATATTCTTCCAAGTTTGTGTTCTATCTGCGTGAACTGGGTTTCGAATTTTCCCAGAACAAGGACGGTCGCAAGATTGTCTCCTACACGTTGATCAAAGAACCTGCCGATGCTGCTGCTATTCGTTCGGCTACGGCTTCTACGGCTCGTGGTGCTGCTAAGGCTGCTACCCCGAAGGCCCCGAAGGCCCCGAAGGTCAAGGCTGCTAAGGTCGCTGCGAAGCCCGCCAAGGCTGCTCCGACTGGCAAGGCTCTCGCCGATATCAAGGCTAAGAACCTCGCCAAGCTGAAAGAAGTTGGTGCGGCTCGTGCTAAGGCTGCAAAGCGTGTTCGTGAATATGACGATGTGACCGAGCAGTTCGGCACGTCGGGTGAAGTTGGTACCTCGTTCAATGTTGACCGTGACTGGGATAGCATTGAGGGTGTTGACCTCTCCAAGCTTATCGGCTAATCATCTAATAAACAGGAGTGCTTCCATGTCTTACGTCAATGTGCAAATCGACATTAGCGATATTGATACCGACGACCTCATTGAGAACGTCGAGCGTCGTGGTTATCGTGTTATGGAAAAGGGTCAGATTGATGAAGATGTGGAGGCGCTCCATCGCACGTTGGATGATGTTGAGGATCTGTATTGGTCTTTTCTAGCGTGGAAAGATGGCTCGGTTAAGAATGAGTATTTTGAGAACGACCTTAAATCGTTCTTTGAAATGACAATCGATAAGGTGACCATCTAATGGCTCTCGTTAAGCTGAGATATAAAACTGCGTTCAAGCCTAAAGGACTTGCGTATAGTCCGAGGGAGGTTGAATACGTGGGGCATGTTGTGCCCCGTCAATCTTGGCTCTCCGAGAATGAGTTTGCTCTGACTACAGGTGAATATGACGCACCGGTTCGCATACTTGATAAGCGTGATATCGTGGCGGCCTGGGTCGACCGCTCGGGGTTATCTGATAATGTTACAGTGGTTGATGATAAGTATATCGTAACTGCTGGTCCGTTCAAGCGGTATTCATGCACCTGCACTGCATACAAATATCGCAATCGTTGTTCTCATATTGATGGAGTGAAAAGTGGCAATCGTATATAATATCCTAGCACGGTTGGTATTGGCATTTCTGGGAGTGTGCCTAACCGTCGGTGTTCTCATATTCGGACCTGATTGGTTTATCAAATGTATTGGTGCCACCTGGGATGCTTGGTATTACGGAGAAATAGACGAATGAAAATCCAACTAGTTAGTGACTTGCATCTGGAGTTTAATCATATGCCAGTCGTGGAAAATGCTGGTGCAGATGTTCTAGTCCTGGCTGGTGATATCTGTATGGCTGCGTTTCTTGAAGCCGAAGATGAATTTATGCCTCTTACTCGTGAGGCTGGGTTCCTTCGCAAGTGCGCCCAAAAGTTCGACCATGTGATTTATGTCATGGGCAATCATGAACATTACAAACACACGTTTAACGATACAGCAGATGTTATTCGTAAGACTGTGAGAGGTCTTCCCAACTTTCACTTTCTGGATAATGAAAGTGTTATGATCGATGGTGTAAAGTTTATCGGTTCTACTCTATGGACCGATATGAATGATCATTGCCCTATCACCATGGATTATGTTGCTCGTGGTATGAGTGACTTTCGTATCATCAAGTATCGTGATACGCAGGATAATTATTTTGGCTTTACGCCCAAGATTGCTTTCCTTGAACATATGAAATCCTGTCGGTTCATTGAGGAAGCATTAGACGAAACGCCAACTGTTGTCGTCACCCACCATGCTCCATCATATCAAAGTATCCATGAAATGTATAAGGCCGAGCGTTACATGAACGGCGGCTATGCATCTGATCTGGAAGATTTTATTCATCGTAATCAGAATATCAAACTATGGTGCCATGGTCATATGCACAATAACTTTGACTATATGGTAGGCGATACTCGTGTGGTTTGTAATCCACATGGCTATCCTGCTGAGCGTGAGAATCCTAATACTAACTTTATCGTGGAGGTATAATGACCGATACACTAACAAAAAGCCCAGACGTTGCTCTGGTAGAAATTAAAGAAAAGCTATATGATCGTCTTGCTAATCTACGGAAGATTAAACATGACTTTGCCCATACAGCCAGAATTGATCCGATCTGGGAAGGCATCGTCGGACAATGCACCAATGAGGAACATTTCCTGGTTAAACTAATTGACTTAATCGAACGGAGCTGATATAATGACTGGTGAAGATGACTACTGGGATCTGATCCGAGTATTGAATGAACGGCTGCGTAACCGTAAGAACTATGCTGCACAAGATCCACTAAAAGATCCCTATTACAAAGGCCTTCAAAAGGGTGCTTTGTCAGAGGTTGAGTTTTTGAAAGCGTTACTTGGTGACCTTGTTGAAGGAGACGAACAGTGAGCAAACTAGTTCTAGTCGAAACTATTTCCACATTCCGACATACATATGTTGTTAAGCTACCTGATAATGAGCCAACCGAATATGCGCTTGATGATGTGGTAGCTGGTATGGATAATGTTGATGGTGGTATAACAGACGTTACACAGAACCATATTGCCGAAGATATCTTTTCTCACCGTGTCATTACAGAAAAAGAATATCTGGAAATGTTTGATCGTGAGAATGCCTATCTAAGTGGCTGGCCGACCGAGAAGAAGCTAGAGTTTATCTTTGACAGTGTCAAGGCTCGTGCTGAAACGATTGAGAAGGAAGTAAACTAATGAACGCCGACAGACTCTACAAGATTGATACCAACGGTAATGTCCGTGTATGGTGGATGGAGTATGATAACGAAAAGTATCGCACACATTCTGGCATTGAAGGTGGCAAGATTGTAGTGTCTGGTTGGCAGTATCCCGAGGCTAAGAATGTCGGTCGTGCTAATGCGACGACTGTTGAGGAGCAGGTTCTTCTGGAAGTTGGCTTTGAATATGCCAAGAAGCAGAACCAGGGCAAGTATCATCCGACAACCAAGAGTGCTGCCAAAGGCGCCAAGTTCATTGAGTGCATGTTGGCTGACAAATATAATCCGAAGAAGCATAACAAGTTCCCATACTTCTCTCAGCCGAAGCTAGATGGTGTTCGCTGTCTCGTTTCTAAGGATGGTATGCAGTCACGCAATGGCAAGCCCATTCTATCTGCTCCGCATATTCGTCAGGCGTTAGAGCCATTCTTCCAGGCGTTTCCCGACGCTATTCTGGATGGCGAATTGTATAATCATGATCTAAAGAATGACTTTGAAAAGATCATTTCACTGGCTCGTAAGACTAAGCCAACTGCTGCTGATCTAAAAGAGTCAGAAGAAAAGATCCAGTATCATGTCTATGATGCGATTATGGATGGTACATTTATGGATCGTCTTGGCTTTATTGATCTACATATTAGCCGTGGTAATTCTTTTGGCAATCGTTATTATCCGACTGTGCAGACAGTAACAACCAGAAATGTTCGGGATGAACACGACATCGAAACATTGCTTGGACTTTATCTTGAATGTGGATACGAAGGTCAAATGCTCCGTGTTTATGACTCGCCGTATGAAGGTAAGCGTTCCAAGAACCTTATCAAGCATAAGGAATTTGAGGACGATGAATTTGAAATCGTTTCCATCGAGGAAGGAAAGGGTAACTGGGCTGGTGCAGCCAAGCGTATCGAAATCCGTCTAAAAGATGGAACGACTCAGTTCTCGGGAGTGCGTGGATCGTTTGACATGCTCAGTGATCTATTGTATAATGCTAAGGATTATATCGGTACGGACGTTACCGTGAGATATCAGAACAAGACGGAAGATGACAAACTCCGTTTTCCCGTGGTGGTTGCTTTCTGGAAAGGCAAGCGTGATCTATGACAGATGAACTAAGGCAGATTGCTTATAACGAAGGGTGCCAGGCTTTCGCTGATAATGTAAATCTTATGGATAATCCATATAATGGCGTTTCACATACTCTCAAAGTATTTTGGAGCCATGGTTGGTGGTCTATGTTTTACGACGAGAACTAAGATGAACATTTTTTATATTCACACTGATCCTAAACTATGCGCCGAGTGGGCTGTGGACTCTCATTGCGTCAAGATGATCCTCGAGGCGTCCCAGTTGCTTTCTACCGCCCATCGTGTATTAGATGGTGACATGTATATCGATGCCTCGTCTGGTCGCAAGATCAAGCGTTGGCGTCTGCCTGATGACCGTGATGCCACTCTTTACTCGGCTACTCATATCAACCATCCGTCAGCTGTGTGGGTTCGTGAGTCCAACCACAACTATAACTGGCTCTGGAAATATCTAGAAGAACATTGTAAGGAATACACCCATCGTTATGGCAAGGTCCATAAGGTCGAGGCATCTGGATTGCTACAAAAGCTAAGATTCAATCCAATGAACATTCCTCTTGTGCGTTTTTTCGATCCGCCAAGTTGCATGGATGATAAATACATCATATCAAAAGATGCGGTAACCAACTATCGCACCTATTACAAGATCGGCAAGGCACATCTTCACAAGTGGAAGAACCGCCAGCCACCAGCTTGGATTATGGAGTAAGTATGCCAACATATAGTTTTCGTGATAAGCAGACTGGAGAAGAATTTGACGTTTTCATGTCTATCTCCGAAGTAGATACGTTCCTGGACAATCATCCAGAACTAGAGAGACTACTAAGCGCACCACATTTTCTTGGGGCGCAAATGAATGGTGGACTAAAGAATAATAAGTCCTATGATCCAAAGGGAAAGTCATAATGCCTAATTACACATGGATGAATAAAGAGACTGGTGAGGAACATACCAACACCATGTCCATTGCTGATCGTGACGTTTACGAAAAAGAGAATCCACACCTACAGCAAGTCCTACGCAATTTCACAATGGTCGATCCCGTCAATGTGGGTATCACCAAGCCTCCAGCAGACTTCCAGAAATACATTCTTGGTCGTGTTAAGTCCGCTGTGCCTGAGGCTAATGCCGTCGCTTCAAAGCGTTGGGACATTCCTAAGGAGATTTAATCTGTCCGAAGTTATCCCTTCTAAAAAGTTTAGAGGTCGAGCCCGTAAAAAGGCTACGACCTCTTTTTGTTATGATAAAGTGCCTAACAATAAAGATAAAGGCAAAGATATGTCAGCAAAGAGAAGAAATAACCGTAATAAGCAAAATCAGGAGCAGCACAATCACGCTGAAAAGAACCATTTTGAGTTGCGTCATATTCAACCACTAACAGTAAACCAGCAGAGAGTGTTTGACGCATATTATAGTGGTGCTAATCTGATGCTACACGGTTATGCCGGCACCGGTAAAACTTTTCTATCGTCCTACCTAGCAATCAATGACGTTCTAACGGGGGACACATATAAGAAGGTTGTTATCATCCGCTCCGTAGTTCCATCCAGAGACATGGGCTTTCTACCAGGAACCGATAAACAAAAAGCGGAAGTATATGAACAGCCTTATCAAGAGATTTGTGACGATCTATTTGGAAGAGGCGACGGTTATCGTATATTGAAACTGAAGAACCTCGTTGAATTTACCACAACATCATTCCTCCGTGGTATGACCTTCAATGATTCCATCATCATCGTTGATGAATGTGAAAACATGACATTCTCCGAGATTGATACAGTCATGACACGTATTGGAACCAATTCTCGTATTATCTTCTCTGGTGATTACCGCCAGACTGATCTACATAAGCCACATGATAAATCTGGCATTAAAGAACTAATGGCTATTACTCGCCGTATGCCATCGTTCGATCATATTGAGTTTGCTATTGATGATATTGTCCGCTCTGGAGTGGTCAAGGAGTATATCATTCAGAAAACCGAAATGGGACTGTGACTAAATAATACACATAATGTAAGGAGTAGACTTTCATGGCACAGTTTCGCATAGACACACATCAATATCTTAATCAAGAGAAAACTCTCTTTGAAGTGGTAATGCTAGCCGACCAGTATGGTAATCAGGTTGGTCCAGCTAATCCTACGGGTATGGCTGTCGATGCTTTCGGCCGAGCCAGAATGTCTACTCCTCTCACTCTATTTGATTCCAGCCATCGCTTCAAAGATAATGGACTCTGGAACACAGCAAACACCTCTGGCAATTCTACGTTCGCCTTCTCTACCACAGAGGGTCTAATTAATATGAACGTGACAACGGCTGCTAATGCCGAGGTCGTTAGAGAGACAACTAAAGTATTCTCATATCAGCCGGGCAAATCACTACAGATCCTAACCACATTTGTTATGAATACAGCCAAACCTAATCTTAGACAGAGAGTTGGATATTACGGTGTTGATAATGGCATCTATCTTGAACTTAATGGATCTACACTTTCATTTGTTCAAAGATCAAACACCACTGGCACAATCACAGAAACAAGAGTAAATCAAGCCAACTGGAATATGGACACAATGCTTGGTGCCGTGGCATCAAGTCCATCAGGTGTTACACTAGACATTTCAAAAGCACAGATTTTGTTTATTGACGTTGAGTGGCTAGGTCTTGGTACAGTTAGATGTGGTTTCGTTATTGATGGTCAGCTAATTCATTGTCATTCGTTTCATCATGCCAATCTAATAACATCAACATACATGACCACAGCGTCACTGCCGTTGCGTCAAGAAATCAAGAATACAGCCGTCACAGCAAACAATAGCACTATGAAGCAAGTCTGTTCTTCTGTTATTTCAGAAGGTGGTTATGAGTTGCGAGGTTCACAGCAGGCTATTAGTACCGTTGTTACAGCACCAAAAGCACTAACTACAAAAGGTGTATTCTATCCAGTTGTTTCAATAAGACTGAAATCAACAGCATTGGACGCTATCGTTATTATGACCGCACTATCTATTCTAGGTGCTGGTAACGGCGTCAATTTCAATTGGCAAGTCATAACTGGTGGAACAGTTACAACGGCATCATGGACTCCAGCAAGCGCCGATTCAGCCGTTGAATATACAATAGATGGCACCGCTATTACAGGCGGTAGAGTTATGGCTTCTGGATTCGTCAATTCATCCACACAGGCATCACCTTCTATTGACGTTCTCAAAGAGGCACTATTCAAGTTTCAGCTAGAAAGAAACTCATTCACAGGAGTGGCAACACCACTTACATTAGCCATAGCAGCAGGCACAGATACAAGCACCTGTTTCGGCTCAATGGACTGGGAAGAAATCACAAGATAGTTGACTTTCTAGAATAGCTACTATATAATGTTATAGTAATGAGGAGTATAATATGGGTCCTGTGGAAAACAATATTAATCTGCTTGTGGCAGAATTAAAGAACAATCGCAAGGTAGACAAGGATGAAGCCCTTGACTACCTTGGTCATGTATTCCGTTTAATCGTTCAAAACAATACGCCGCTTGATCAGCGTCATGGCGCAGCTATGACCGTCAATCAGTTTATAACAAAGGCACGTAGTGGAGATTTACGCTATGCAGAAGGCTTCTATGGTAATTGGGCCAAGCAGCTAGAAGAAAAGAAGGACGTTGAACCATACTATGATGTCAATGAAATGGGCTGTTGAAAACTTTTAGGCATATAAACACATCTCCTGTTCTCGTAAATCTGAAAAGAGAAGAATATAATGGCAAGCGATTTTACATCTCGCCAAAGGGTACTAAACTCCCCTCGGTTACGACTTTTCTATCTCACTTCAAAGGCGACTCTATTGCGAAATGGAGAAAAAAAGTCGGCGAAGAAGAAGCGAACAAAATCTCGGCACGAGCAAGCCGCAGAGGTACAAAATTCCATTCTCTTATGGAATCTTATATCTCTAATCAGGAAGGATTCCTTGACCAAAACGTAATGCCTGATATGCGCCATGCGTTTAATCAGTTTGTTCCAATCTTAGACAGAGTTGATAATGTTCACTATCTGGAAACTATGCTCTATTCTGAAACACTCGGTCTTGCTGGTCAAGTGGACTGTATTGCCGAGTTTAATGGCGTCCCTTCTATTATTGACTTCAAAACTTCTTTGAAGCCTAAGAGAGAAGATTGGATCCTTGGTTACTTTGAACAATGTACCTGCTACTCTCTCATGTATGAAGAAATGACTGGCATTCAGTGTAAACAGATTGTGGTTATGATTGCTGTTGATCATGAGGAACCACAGGTGTTTGTTCGTGATCGCAAAGACTACATGAAAGAGTTGGCATACAAGATACGGAAGTTTAGGGATGAGAAAGCTATCTAAGACTTGTTATGTATCCGACGACAACTATGTGGCATGTGCTGCGTCCACAGATGGGCGCTTCGCATATCTTGAAAACGATCCTACTGGCATGAGAATATTGAAAGTGGTATCAACACTGGCCGAAGGTAAAGAGTTAGTGTTAGACTATGAAATGATGATGAAAGAATTTTGGGCAGTCTTTAAATGAAATGGCGTGATTTAAAAAATGATCCACCTACTGGTGATGAATATGCTGTTATTCTGTTTCCTGTGAAATCAGACTGCGGTGTATTATATACTATAAGCAATCCAATATATGCTCGTGGACCATACGCTTTAAAAGCAGGTTATACTCATTGGTGTGAGTTTCCATTGGCACCGAACCACGACATCTGGGAAGTATGGCAAGAAAAACTCAAGGACGAAGATTGTGAAGTCACACACCCACGCTGGTAAATTCAATCTCAAAGGTAAGAAGTATAAACTCTTATCATGTAAGTGCTGTGTGGTTCAAGACCTTCGTGGTAAAGAAAGAACCAAAGAAGCAAAGAAAGAAATAGGAGAATACAAATGAAGAAAGTATATCTTGCAGTCGCATTGGTGTTTCTTAGTCTTGGGTTATCAGGTTGTATCGCCACAACGGTCGGTAAATGCCTTCTCCTCGACAATACCACGCAGCATTGTTAAAGAACCACCAACTCCTTGGATAGAGGAGTTTGAGAATGAGATTGATGCAGAATGATAACCCGTGACTGGATTCGTGATGATGCCGTATTCTATACGGAGAGTGAAACTGTAGGACTTAGATCCTATAGCAGAGCTGATCTATGTGAGTTTATCAATTACTGGAAGATCAAGTTCCTAGAACTCGGAGCGAAGCGTGGTGATAAGATTGGTATCTCCATCGATAACTCGGAGATACATTACTATGCCATGTTGTTCGCTTCGTTTGAACTTGGTATGAAAGTTGTAACTCTACATAGACCAAACAATGAGAATGAATGTATCTCGCCAAGAAGCAATGCATATCTACCACTGGATATCTTTGTCTACTTCAATTCATATCTAAGCAATCCGAAACTATCTACTGCCATTCGTCATTATAGAGACAACTCTAAGATTACTCTAACATATGGTAAGATGGAGTGGGAAGCATATAGTGATCGTTATCGCTCTACCGCTGAGACTCCATTTCTAGCACAACCCAACGACGAATTGTTCTGCTGCACCTCTAGCGGCACTGTCGGAGATCCTAAACTTATAGCATATACGCACAAGTATTTGTTTGATCTTTGCATCGAAAACTGGAGAGATTTGGGTTATCATTCAACCGACAAGTTTATGCACCTTGCTTCTCTTAATCATGGTGGGATGATAACTCTATTGCTACCAGCACTGGCATTAGGTAAAGAACATTACTTTATGAGAATGGTTGAACCAACTGGTCAGCTTAGAACTGACTTCCTTAACATCTGTGTTAAGCAAGAGGTGAGTAGGATCATCTGTTCATCTGGTAGCGTCATTGAAAAGCTGATCAATACAATGTATGCTCGTAACATCAAACTACCAGACACAACTGTTATGATGTTATCCTTTATCGATCCATACTGGGTTCCTGCCGTCAAAGAGGAATATGTAAAAAGGATTGATAGTATCTTTGGATGCACAGAGATTGGTGGTCCTGTGTTTATACCAAGTTTAACCATCGACACAGAAAACTTCAATCCGCTATTCTTAGGCAAACCAATCAATGGATTCTTTAAGACGGAAATCATTGACGGACGTATTCATGCCAATGGACATGTCTTTGATGATATCGTGGAAGAGAAAGATGATGGAGTCTATTTCATTTCCAAGAATAGACTGCGGAAGATAAACGATATGGATATCAATCCAATTGACGTTTATGGTCTTATGTCTACCTATACCGCACGTTATCTTTATGAGATATACGTGGACGAGGTTCGCAATAGGCTCTTTATCATTACCGCTGATGAGGTTCTTATTGAAATGGGATACATTGTGGAGAACCTTATTGAGTCCTTTTACTTTGGAAACGTTCCTACCAATCTAATCTATGAGCCAGAACTGGCTGAGGCGTCCATTACCCACAAAGCGGATAGAGAGAAACTTGCTGCAATCGTAGAAAAGTTCTTGACAAGCCAGAAGAACCCTGTATAATAAATAACATGCTTAGGTCGTTGAGAGACGAAACATAGGTTTCTTGGACGAGGGTGCGATGCCCTCCGCCTCCACCATGGATACATCACTATACTTTGAGGTCTTGG